GTATCAGAAGTGCATTTATTCCTGATGATAACTATGAATTGTGGTTCATGGACCTTGACCAAATTGAGTACAGGATATTCGCGCACTATGCAAAAATACCTGGTTTGATTGAGTCTATCAAAAACGGTCATGATGTCCATGCGGCTACAGCTGCATTACTTTTCAACAAGAATGTGGACGAGCTTATCGAAAAAGTTCACAAAGGCGATGATGAGGCAAATTCGCTTCGTTCAAGAGCAAAGACTATAAATTTTGCGTTAACCTGATAAATTAGCGCAAGTAAAATCTGTCGAATTGCTGGAAAGCCCATAGGGTCAATCAGCAGCCAAGCCTGTGGAGTATCTACAGGAAGGTTCAGAGACTATCCGTAAGGAGTAGGGCAGTTGCGTGCCCGAAGCGGCAGACACTCGGCATAGCAATAAGAAAGGAGGTGATAGTATGGAATGGTATGAGATACCAGGCGCAACAGGCTACTTTATAAATAAAGATGGCTTTATAAAGAGCCCAGCAGGGCGCGTGTGGCCAGGTACTAGAACTACGCAAGGCTACTATGAATTATGCTTAACTAATCGTGCTTATAGAAAACTAGTGCATGATATAATGGCGCAAGTTTTCATACGTCCATTGGAGCCTAATGAAGTTGTTGACCACATAAATAATGATAAGACTGATAATAGACTAATTAATCTACAAATCTTATCTGTGGCGGATAACTTCAGGAAGGGCCAAGAAGTACGAGATGCCTCAAAGACCTTTAAGCGTGTGAGGCAATATACATTAGACGGTAAGTTTATTGCTGAATACGCTAGTGTTAAAGAAGCCTGCATAGCATTAGGCAAGAATCCAAGGAGCCCACTTATCTCGTATGCTTGTAGAGGTAAGTGCACATCAAATAATGTGAACACCGCATATGGTTACAAGTGGAGCTATGCCGAGTGATGATATAGTCCACCCCCTTGGTAACAAGGTTACTTACAAGCGCAATTCTTGTAAGTGTAATTAACGGGTAATTTATGGTGTTGGTCAGGACCATCTTGCAGAGCTGCTTAAGTGCACACCTACAGAGGCTTCAGAGATTAAGGCTAGATACTTCTCTACAATGCCTGAAGCTAAAATATTTATCAATACAGTCTACCAGGTAATTAAGCTCAGAGGCTTTGTTAAGAACTTCTATGGAAGGCGTCGCCGCCTCGACACTGATGACTGTTACAAGGCGCCTAATGCGCTTATTCAAGGCTGCGCTGCAGACTACATCAAGTACAAGGTTGTAGATATTTACAAATACTTAATGTATAACAAACTTAAGACTCGCTTAATTAACATTGTACATGATGAGCTTGTGATTGAATTCAATAAAGATGAGCTTGAGCATGTACCAGTACTTAGATGGCTGCTATCTGATTTCTCTGCATTTAGATGCCCTATTACAGCGGGTGTAGAACACGGTGAGCCTTCTTGGGGGCAGAAAGTGGAGCCTGAAGAAGTAGGGTTCAAAGAGCCAAACGATATGAGCTTCTTATCGTATAATGTGTATGATGGTAAAGTATTTGATATATACAAGGAGGGAAATAACTATGAAAGTTGTAAAAGCTAAAGTTATTCAAGACACTACGGTGGAAGCACCAAAGCGTATCTGGGATAACTACAAAGTAATAGGTGAGACGCGAAAGTCAGATCGTATAAAGTTAGTAGTTGCTGCTGCAATTAGAGACGGTGTAAAGTATATCAATATCAGAGAATTCTACTTAAGGCAAAGAGACAATGAATGGCAACCTGGTAGAGACGGAATCACTATACCAATAAGTATTCCAATCAATAAGGGTACTGATATAATATTTCCATATGAGGTATTTAATACACTACTATCTGCTGCAGCTAAAGAACTAAAAGACATGCCGTTATATGACAGCAATAATGCAATTTATTATGTAAGGGAGGAAAAGAAGATATGAAGATTAAAGAGCTTGAAGTCGGAAAGAGTTATGTAATACCCCTAGTAGTTCTTTCAGCAACTGCTAGGGAGACGAAAGCAAAGAAGCCTTATTTGGCACTTGAGTTTTATGATGGTACAGATAGGATTGTAGCTAACTACTGGGATTGGTCTGGTAAAGCAATACCCGAAAAGAATACTATATTAAATGTAAGCGGGCAAGTTACTGAGTGGCAAGGGGTAAAGCAACTAAATGTATACGGGTTAACTACAAATACTGAAAAGCATATCAGTGAGTTCACGCCATCGTCTGGCCTAGACATTGCAACAGTATACAAAGATGCTTATGAATTAGCTTCTGATATAGGAGACGAATTTCTAAGGTCACTGTGCTTAGGGGTTTTAGACGATTTACGTAGCTTATGGTTAACAGCACCAGCAGCTAACGGTATGCATCATGCCTATGCAGCTGGTACACTGATACATAGTTTATCAGTTGCACAAATAGCAAAGTCGATAGCAGCCGCAATACCTGAAGCCAATGAAGCACTCGTGGTAGCAGGTGGATTGTTACATGACGTTGGTAAATTATTTGGTTACAGAATAAATGGTATAATCTGTGAAATGACAGATGAAGGTAAGTTGTTTGACCACCTATTCATTGGTGCAGAATTTGTAGGTAACTACGCGAAGAACCTAAATTTACTTAAATATACTGGGACAAAAGCTAAGCTAGAGATTCTTCGCCACATCATCCTATCACACCATGGTAAACAAGAGCACGGTGCTGTAGTTTCTCCAGTAGCTCTTGAGGCCTATATTGTATTTCACGCTGATGCAATTGATGCGACAGCAGAGATGATAAGGGATTCAAGTAAGAAGGTTGAGAACTCTAAGTGGACTGAAAGGATTTGGGCGTTAGATAATAAACCTCATCTAACTACTGATTACGTTCAGACAGTAATGCGCGGCAATATTGAGTGAGCAGCCGGCGTACTTTTCCTATAGAACCTATGTACAACTGCCATATATTATGTTATAATATAATAGAAGCTGAGGTTCTCAGCAAAAGTCGATACCCAGCAGGAATCCTGCTGGGTATTAAAAGGAGGTTTGGTCGTGAGGCTTGCAGAAAGTTATTCAAACGCATCTATTGTAAAGACATTTGATAAAGATGGTAAGGCCTATGCAACGATAAGTTACACTTGTGAACGTTGTGGTGGTTCAGGTATTTTCTCGCCAAATGCTGGTATTTGCTATAAGTGCAACGGTGCTGGCAAAGTAATAAAGGATGTTCGTATGTACACAGACATAGAGTACGAGCGTATGCAACGTTCAAAGAAAATGGCTGACGAAAAGAAGCGTAAAGAATTGGAAGCTAAAGCAGCAGAGCGAATGGCAGAACAAAATCTACATACGCTGAACAAGTACGGATTTGAGAATGTTGATGCTTATATAGTACTTGGCAACACATACGACATTAAGGATAAACTAAAAGAAGCTGGCGCTAAATTTTCACCCGAATTACGCTGGGTGCTACCTACAGAGCCCACCTGGTTAACAACGCATAGTTATGTGAAGGTATCAGTTGCAGACATCTTTACAATATCTAATGGTTACTTCGTGTTAAGAGATGACATACGTGAATTCAGGGATGCACTTGAGCCAGTACGCGGTGAATACCTTGGTAAGGTTGGTCAAAGACTCAGTGTCACAGCGACATTAACTAGAGCTATACCTTATGATGTATCGTTTGGCTATCTAAAAACAACAGGGTATATCTACATATTTGAGACGGCTGATGGTAATACATTAGTATGGAGAACCACGAGGGCTTGGTTGGACACTGATAAAGAGTACGATATTGTAGGTACAGTAAAGGAGCATAGCGAGTATAATAGAGTCAGACAAACAGTGCTGACGCGCTGTAAAATAAAGGGGGAATGATTGTGACTTATTTATCAGACATGTTTGTAGCCTCAAAGGACAGTGATACCCATAGGATTTGCGGGACTTGTGGTGAATTAAAGGAACTTGATCAGTTCTACAAGGATGGCAAAGATAGCCATGGTAAAGTGAGGTACCGCAGGGATTGCAAAGACTGCTACAAGCGAACAAGAATGCTTGAGGCAAATATGAAGAAGAAAGGAGGCAAGACCAGATGAGATGCATGAATTGTTCAACAGACCTTGGTACACAGGAAACTATAACATCAGTTGAAGGCATTCTAATGTGCAACGAGTGTGCTGCTAAGATAGAGACTGAAGTTAAAGAAGAAGTTGTACCATCAGATATTGGTATCACACCAGAATGTGAATGGTGTAATGAAGAGTTTAAAGAATCTGAATTAACTGACACAAAAGTAGGAAGATTGTGCAGTAAATGTATCGCGGCTATAAGAGGAAATATAACAAAGGAGGTCAAATGACATGGCACAAACGTTAGAGCAGTTATTGAAAGTAACACCCGATGAGGAACTAATTGATATTCAGATTGAGCTCACGAATGCTGTTGTACCTGCAACAGGTTATGCACGTAGCTTCTGTCGTAAAGTAAACAAGATGATTGATAATGGTACATTATGCATCAACCCTACAACATACCGCAAGGTCTATTTACCAACATTAGCAAAAGCAGTGCAGAAAGAACTTGCTAGACGCTACATAAATGCAATAAATGGTAGGTTAGAAATATGATATGGCGCAAGGTAACCGAATTTCCTCAATACAGTGTTAATGATTCAGGCCTAGTACGAAATGATATTACAGGCTTGATACTTATGGCAATGGGAGGATTGAGCTATGAAGAGACTAACAACTAAAGTGACTTACAAAGTGCCAATAGGGCCCTACTGCAATCATACAATGCAGAAGTCGACACCATTAACTAGGTGCAGATTCTGCACTGACCTAGGCAAATACGGGTTCACGTGTGTGTTGCATAATGAGCAGCTAGCTTCGACAGGCGTGCTGATTTCAAAGTGTCCCGCCTGTCTGAAGCAGCAGGGCGTTGTAGAGGATGTACCTACAGTACCGCCAAAGGACTTGATGACTTATGCGGTCAAAGCATACCGCAAGTTGTATCAGGATTTATTACGTCAAGGCTTTACGGAGCCAATAGCCGATAAGATGGCACAAGAGGAGGTTTTGAAATGAGTGACAGAGTCGAGGTACTTAAATTGCCAAAGTGTGATTTTTGTGATGAACTAGCTAGATATGATGTGAGGATACCATTATTCTCAACTTGGGGTTATGTGTGTGAAACACACTTCCAGCAGTTTGAATGTAAGCTAGGAACAGGTCGTGGGCAGATGTTGATATTGAAGGAGGTTAAGTCGAATGACGACAAAAGTATGTAGGCAATGCGGCGAGATAAAGCCAACAGAGCAATTCCGCAAGTACTACGGTGGCCGTAAAGGAACCTACAATACATGCAAGTTCTGCGAAAAGATAAACTCGCGGGAAAAGTATCTAGCACGTAAGGAGTCTAATGGTACAATAACCAAGGCTGAACAAGAGGAGCTGCACAAGATACATGAACTCTGGATGTATCAGAAGACACTAGGACTTAAGCCACCAAGATTCGCTAAGGGCAAGAGCACACCAATATCTGAAAGTCTAGATGATTTGGTGGCTAAATATGCTGAACAAGCTACTGCAGTAAAAGAAGTTACCAATGAAGACATTCCAGCAGAGTTAGCCAAGTGGCTAACAGCAGAATTAACTGAGGAGCCAGAGTACTATCAGGAAGAGGTCTATGAAGCGCTTAGTGCTAAGTATAGACCACAACTAAGAATTGACAAAGACACAATGTTACCAGTATATGATGACACATACAGAAAAGTACTACAGGCTATTTCTGCTAGATTTGACGAGTATGAGGATTCATACTATAATGAAGATAAAGCCTGAGTGTAGCTTAAGGATACTAATAAGCAAGGAGTGTAGGGGCTGAGTCAGCTCGGCCCCACCAAATATATTGAAAGGGGTTCATCAAGCATGACAAGGATTAATTTCTACACCTTAAAAATGGTCAAAGAGGATAGTGCACTTTACGAAGTTCCGGTTATTAAGTCGCCGACAGAAGTTTATCAGGCAGCAAAGCAGCTTTTGGCACTACACGAAGAGCCAGAGGAACATTTCTGCATCCTTTGTCTGAATATCAAAAACAAGATAGTAGGAGTACATACAATATCAATCGGCAGTTTGAATGCTTCGATTGTTCACCCGCGCGAGGTATTCAAGGCTGCAATGCTTAATAATGCAAACGGGATTATCTGCTTGCACAATCATCCTTCAGGGGACCCTGAACCGAGCCGGGAAGATATAGAGATAACAAGACGGCTTGTAAAGGCTGGCGAAATAATGGGCATTGAGGTTCTGGACCACGTAATTATCGGTGAGCAAAGTTATTTAAGCATGAAGGAAAAATGTTTAATGTGAAAAGAAGCAAAGTGACGGGGAAGGAGGTGATAATATGAAACGACGCATAGCAATGTTAGTACTTGCATGTTTAATCGCTGTGTCATTCGCCGCGTGTACGCCAGAGAAAACTAGCAAGTTGTCAATAGCAGAAAAGGTACTTGCTGACACAAAGGCTAAATTAGCAAAAGAAGTAAAGCCAGAATACTTCGAGTCAGACGAGTGGAAAGCCTTTGTAGATGCTTACTGGGAAGGCTATAACCAGGGCCAAGAGCAGATGAAAGAACCTGAGTACAAAGATATGACAGACATACAATACTAGGAAGGAGGGGTCTTAATGGGTGAGGATTTCATTAAGATGTTGGATGCAGTGCACCAGCTTGCTGAGTTTAATGGCACATATTATAGAGCACTGTTAGAGCAGGGATTTGATGAAGACCAAGCGTTAGAGCTAGTAGGAATAGTGACAAGTACAATGCTATCGAATGGTAAGGATGGCTACAATGCCAAATATTGATAATATAAAGATAGTCAAATGTCCAGTCTGTAGAGAACATGAATACTATGGTATGATGCATTGGAATAATGGCCAAACAATGTGCCGCAAGTGTATCTACAAGCTATGGGCGTCACAGTGAAAACGTATTTCCATTGTATGAAGACGGCAATAGCTACGTTATGCACACCTATTATGCCTCGCTAGTGCGCGGACTAAGAGGCTACGGTGACCCAATAATCTTATTGACTGAGGAGTGGGAATAATGGAAGATAAGGTTATGAATGTCTTCAAAGAGCTTAGAAGGCCTGGTGAGCACCTGGTCACCAGGCGCGATGATTCTGGTAACCTGGTACTGTTATTCACGTTAGATGACAAATACATAAAGTACATAGTCAGCTTACTTGACATGGTGTATTCGCGCGTCCCAGATACGATAGTGCATAACGTAGTCAGGTGCTGTCTAAATCAACTGAGAGGTGAAGAAGAATGAAAAAGCTAGAGTTAACCATAGCAAGCGACTATGTTCCATCATGGGGCATAGCCGATGCTATGCGTGAATTATTTCAGAATGCATTAGACCAAGAAATCCAATGTAACGACAACAAGGCATCATGGGAGTATGACGCCGCAACGCAGACGGTAAGTATCAGTAACAAGAAGTCAGTATTAACTACAAACTCACTATTACTTGGTTCGACAACTAAGTACGGCGACCCCGCGACGATAGGCCAATTTGGTGAGGGCTACAAAGTGGCAACGCTGGTGCTACTCAGAAATGATAAGCCTGTAGTATTCTATAACTACGGGCGCCGTGAAGTGTGGCGTCCAAGGTTCGTCAAGTCACGGCGCTTCGGAGCTGATGTGTTAACGTTCTTTATCGATACTAAGTACCCATGGTCCAGTGTACCCAACGAGGACCTAACGATAAAGATACACAATATCAGCGAAGACGAGTGGAACAATATAATAGTACCTACAAACTTGCACCTCAGGACAGACTACACGGTAATAAATGACACTGAGTTTGGTCAGATACTGGACATACCAGGCAAGGTGTTTGTTAATGGCCTATTCGTATGTGACTATGCAGAGTACAAGTACAGTTATAACTTCAAGCCTGGCGTGCTGAGACTCGACCGAGACCGCAAACTAGTCTCAGACTTTGACCTCAAGTGGATTGCATCTAAGATGTGGCGTGTGGCGAAAGGACCAGATGTAGCACTGCAAGTAGCTAAGTTGCTCGAAGCAGGCGCCGCTGACGTACAGTACATAGCAGATACCTCCATAGGCTCACTACAGAGTATAGCACTCGAGGTATACCGTCAGTTCACAAAGGCGTATGGCAGCAACGCCGTGCCAGTGAGTACTCAGCATGAGGCATCCAAGGTGCCCGACACCCACAGACCTATCATAGTTAATGAGACCTACAGGCGTGTTATAACATCAGCATCACTATACCGCGCCCCTGAGCCAATACCAGAGCGTACCTCAATATCTGAGAGACTAACATATTGGCTGTACAAGTATAAGGAGGAGCTATCAGTAGAGGCCGCATCTGAACTTGAGGAACTCATAGAGACAATCAAGGAGGAGGGGCACTGATGCCAAATGAATATCACGTAATTTACTTAGATGAGAGCTCAGAGCTCGCACAAAAAAAGATTGAAGAGCTCATAGAAAGATTAAAGAGGACGGGTAAGATTGTACGCTTGAGTTGCACACCAAGTAGTGGACTGTCTGGGGAGAAGGGAGGTGTGAGCTATGTCAAGGACCGTAGAGCGCCGCAGGGATGATAACTGGGAGACAGTCGAGTTTATGGAGCTGACAAGCGGGGACATATTCCGCATATACGAACAAGATGGTGAGCCTGTGATAGGCCAAAATGGCCACAACGAATGGATTGCTACTAGTGAGCCATACATAAACAAAGATGGCATACCTACAATAGCTGCCTACAATATCTAAATGAGAAGGACCTAGTCAAATGACTGGGTCCTCTTTATTATGGTATGTCCCGTGGTACTTTGAAGCCTTGCCTTTTGAGTGCTCTGTATTCTTCGATAATATCATCTAGTGCATTTTGACGCCTACATGTGTAAGATTTCTTCTGTAGACATTTGTAGTTTGAATATTTTGCATACCTTTTGCCACAATCTACACACCTGTCATAGTACTTTCTGTGAGCTACACAGTTGAGCTTACCACAGAAGTCGCATTTACCTAACAGCACATTATCCATATTAACACCTCCTACTTATATTATACACTACTTAGCCCACTTTAATATCAGTGGGGCCCCACTCTCTCACAAATATTATTATCTCAACAATCTCAACAATCTCAACTTTTTGACAACACCCACTTAAAAGCATTTATATAAAAATAAATTTATATAAATTTAAAATTCAAACGAAAAATAAAAGTGGGGGGTGTCAAAAGGTTAAGAAGGTTGAGATTGTTGAGATAATTAGATAATTAGATAATTAGATAATTTGTGATTGACTACA